ATCGTCCTCAGCCAGCATGCGAAGAAGTCCGTACGCAATTGGCCGGATTCTCAGTCGTCCATCCTCCCGAATATTATGAAAGGAGTCTGGTCGAACGAGGACCTGCCAATCGAAGAGCGCGCGAGGCAAGTGGCCATTGCCTGCATTCAAACCGACCGCACTTGGGTGCAACTCGTTGAAGGTGTGGTTTCCGAGACTTTCGAAGAGAAAATCCGGGAACTCAACTTCATCGAGCTAACACACGCAAGCTTGGAAGGCGCAGACAAGGAACATATGCTTCGACTCCGACTACATGACGCCCGAGAGGCTAATCAGCGTGACCGAGAGCTGCTCGCGACGAAGAAAGAATACTTCGCCTCGAAACCGCATCTGCAGCGACGCCTCTTAGCCCAAATTAAAGGGGGCCAGGCAGCCGTGTGCGCTCTTGAAGACCTCATTGCGTTGCATCCAACATACCGTCGAATCGTAAGTTCACTCATCGACGTCATAAGCTCAGAGATCCGAGCTCTTGAACCTCAAACGGAGTATGTCACGGATTACGATCTCGGCGAAGCATTCCGACGTTCCCTCAAGACTGGCTTGAGACAAAATCGATGCCGTGTGCTCATGATCGATAGTCCGGTCACCCACAAGTTGCGCGTCGCCACGCTGCATCATTCGACGCACTTGTGGGCCGCAAGAGCAATCACCAAGTACATCATGCCGTTCTTAAAGACGTTCGTGGTAACGAAGGAAATCCTCCGCGACCGTCCCGTCCGTATCGAACAACAAGATGGACATGACGTGATATACTCTGCAGACCTCTCGAAATCCACTGACCCGATGTCAATCGAGTTAGTGAAGACGCTCCTCGACGAAATCATCCTCCAGCTAGGTAAACCCAGTTGGTGGGACGAAGCCGTCGAATCGGTCTTCCAGGAATTCGAGATAGACAATCACTCCGCGAGGGTGCGATGCGGTGCAATGATGGGACTGGGACCGGGCTGGACAATACTCAATCTCGTTAACGCTTTCTGCGCCCATGAAGCCGAAGCTCATTTCAGAGGGGCGGAGATCACGCTGACCGAGCCTTCGTTCCGCGTATGTGGCGACGATCTCATCGCAGTCTGGACCGATCGCATGTGCGACCGTTATGAAGCGAACCTGGTAAAGTTCGGCCTCCAATCAAACCAGGCGAAGAGCTTTCGCTCGTCGTTTGCCGGTGTCTTCTGTGAGCGTCTGATCGCTCGCAGTCGACACAATGCCCGCGTGTTCGAAGGGACTTTCATACCCCGACTTGCCGAAGCAGCCGGTGTAAAAGCCTTTGATGCCCAAAGAGGGTTTGCAGTCTATGAGGGTTTGTCGCGGTACTTGCGAAATCAAGTACGCTACGTGCCAAAGAGACTCCGCAACCTCATCCGGTCAACAGTCCTCCAGTCGGTGCCCAAAGCGAACGCTCCTGGTGCTCTCAGCGAAGGCGGTTGTGGGTTGGCGAAGCCAGATGCGCTAACAGTCGCTAGCTATCTGCTCTACGGTCCCACGCCGCTCACTCGCGTCGAAACAGCTCAAGAGTCAGTCCAACTCCGGACACTCCTCCTGGATCTTCCGTACGATAAAGAGGGGCCTACAAGGAAGGATGTCCTCCTCGAAGCTAAAACGAAGATGGAGAGAGAGTACAGGGTAGCACATGGCCACACACCGAACACCGTCATCCATCTGACGAGACGAGAAGTAATGAGATGCGTCGATAGTCGGAGAAAGAAAGCTGCAGCCCTGCTGCGTAGCCACTCCCTGCACTATCTTCTGACGCGTTCTCCTTACCTCCGAATCGACTCGTCCATGACGCGTAACGTCATGCGCCAACTTCGATTCAAACGCTTCCGAGGCGCTCTAACGCTTCTAAAGCGTGCATGGGACCAGCGTGTTTCGAGTGCACACGCTGTCGCCGCTCTAGAATCACTCCACATTGAAGGGGGTAGTTTCGAACTGACTACCCTCGCTCCTAGTGAAGCTAGGAGATTCAAGACCCAGACGATCGTC